TCTGGCGAAAACGATAAAGTTTTTTCTCCTAACGCGTAAAACGTCGGATTAGTATCGTCATCCAGATAGACATCAAATTGTTTGATAACAAAATTTGAGTCTGTGCGGGTCATTGTATTGTCGCCAAGTGAATCACCCATACTTATTTCCTCCTGTTAAATTTTGAAAATCCCGTTTCAACGGGCTGTTCTTTTACTTCTTCTTTCTTTACCGGCTCATAAGCGCCAGCACGCGTTTCAAAACAATCATCAAACTTTTTGCCAAGTTTAGATTTCAAAATTGTTAAACTATACAAATCAACTTCTTTCCAATCTGAATTTTTAAAAACAAAGCGCCTTTTAGGATCGCTCCAACCCCATGTATACGGGGCAATTTTACATCTTATTTGCATGCAATACCTCTCTTGTCAATAATGATTTTTCACTTAAATTTGTTATCCGGTCATGCCATTTAACTTTGGCATAATCCTTTATACCGTTTCTAAACATAGCCCCCTTGACCATGTCTCTATACTTTTCGTCTGCGTAATAATCACTTTTAGGGTCTTCATCGCCATAATAATGTACAGCTTCTCCGTCTGCATAATAATCTAATCCAATCAAAAAAGTTTTGTCATAATTTATAATCCAGTCGCAAACGAAAAGGCAATCCGGCCCAGTATGAATAAATTCAATCGGATAATCTATTTTATGCGTATAGCAATGAGCAAAATGATGCCAATTGTAAAAATAATTAGCATATGGAGTATTGTTTTCGGAAAACGCAATTATCTTTATTCTCTTCTCCTGCAATTGTTCGATACGCTTTTCCAGTCGCGCCCTGTATGTTTTGTCCCGATATATATTATAAGTGATAGGGATATCCAAATGTATCGTATCATTAATTACAAAAATATCCGTAGAAGTATTGACAAAATTCCTAAAATCAAAACCTTTTACGGACGGACCGCCACCAACTATTAGCGCTTGTCGCCCGATTCCTTTATTGCGTAATTCAGTTATTTCAAACATACTCTTTATGCTCTCTTATCTGTAAAGTTAAAACGCAACGATTACAGAGCACTCCGCAAAATTGATATTCATCAAGCGACGTCGTAATTGCTTCAATTTTATAAAATGCAGTATCCAAAATTCGATTATTTGAAAAGTCGTCCTCTACGGCCGCGACTATATCGTCAAAATCCTTTTCGCTTTCGTCCGCATCCGATAAACTCAATAATCCCCAAACTTCAAACGTTCGTAATGGGTTTACGCCGCCAACGTTTCTTTGGTCCCATGAATAAACCGATCCGTTATATCGCTGAATTATCCACGTATTGACCTTGCTACTCTCGACAAATTTAGTCTCAAAGTCAGACCACGTCATTACAAGCCGCTTAAAATCATGGACAATGCCAACGGCAGAAATTGCCGAAAGTCTGGTATTGAGTTTGCTGCGAATAACCGAAACGCTCATGCCATTATTTCCTTAGAAATTTGAGTGTGCATATCCTTTATATCAGTTTCAACTTTCGGCCATGCTTCGGATACGCCGTCACGGAAAAAATGCTGCGCCTTGATACCTCTGTCTTTAATACGTTTAGCCATAATTTTAGCAATTTGTAACGCAGTATATTTGTTGCTTTTTTGTTTTTTTTGCTTAACAGTAGTTGCCCCATGTTTAGCCGCCAATTGGTCGTTAAAATGCGCCCAAATTTTACGCCCTTTATCTGATGATTTGACCCAGTCTTCTAGCGCATCATATGGCGCTCCGATACCAGGATCGCGACCATATTCAATAGCACGTGCGTATTTCTGTTTATTATAAAGCAATGCTGAATAACCAGTAACAAAAGATTTAGTCCCACCGCGTAGATCACCAGAAGCACCAACCGGAGTTTTTTTGTCAACGCTTTGTTGTACTGTTATTAAAGTACGTTGCATAGAATCACGAAAAATCTTTCTAGTCGTATCATTAAACTTACGAACGTCGCTAATATTCTCCGGGAACCCTTCTATTTTTAATTTAAAAGTTGCAGCCATTATTGATAATCCTGGTCATGCGTTAAAGGGTTTTCTCCAGTATATAGCGACGGATCCCACTCTCCGATTATTCCAGTTTCTAAATCTTTAATTTCTCCGTTATACATAGAAAAATATTGCGATGCACGTTTAGAATATTCGTCCGCTTTACTTTGATAGTTTATTACGTCGGCTCCTATCGATGACGATTGAGTTGTCAGCCAGTAATTAGCTATCGTATTGCAGCAAATAGACATTATTAAATTAATCACCGCCGCTTCATCGGCTACCGGTATTGATGATGCAGTAGCGTCTACCGTATGGCGCTTAGTATATCGCGCCCAAAAGATTTCGCCAACAGACGGATAAGGATAATCAATAAAAATTAATCTAAGTACAGACGTTGCACCGCTTGGCACCCGATCAACTTTGTACGATTTCTGATCTACTATTTCAGGCGGAAATTTTGTTTTGTTGTCAGTCGTTACCGGATATTCCAATTCGATAATACTAGAAAACCCCTCTTCCCAATCTGTAGGCAACGAAAAATACGTCGTTTCACCGGTTACAACAGTATGTTCATAAATATCTTTACGTGGACGCTTTTTTGAATACTGTCTTACGCCGTCTTCAATATATAAATCATAAATCGTATTGTCCAGTGAATACGTGCCCAGGACGTGTTTATCGTCTTTTAATTTTTTGTCAACCGCACTTCGGAAAGTCGATAAGGTGCTCATTCAAAAATTAAGCCCTCAACACGCGTCGAAGTCGTACCAGTCGCAAGCACCTTTTTAATTTTACACTTAATCGTAGCACCCGCCGGAATAGCGGTAAAAGTAAAGCTAGTACCGTCTAAAAATTGAACGGCTATATTTTTAGCCGAAGTTTCGGCATGCCGTATACCATCAAAATAATTATCAGCACTGTCAGACGTGGTAACCTCAACCGCCTTGACTATTGTTTCCCTATAAACCATTTATGCACCTCTTTATAATAATAGCCCCTCGGTTAAGAGGGGCTATAGTATCTTTTAGCTATTAACTCCCGACAATGCCTCCGTATAGACCCCTGAAATCCACTACCGCGCCGCCATATTCATGGCGACATTTAAAGGTAATCTGATCATGGGTAAATACAGTACCAGTGGTTTCTTGGTCTTGCGACAGGATTTCCGGCTCTTGCCGGTTGTCCATAAACCCGATCTCAACGGTTTCACATTTCATCGGATCCGCAGCGACATACCAGTTATTTGACTGATTGCCAAGGAAATATTTAGGAACAACAATCGGCTCTACCGATTTATAGTTCGGGTTAATTTCCGAGTTAGTTACATCACTGGCAGTTTGCGAATTAGGTTTAGTTTCAGACTCGACAAGAATCTTAGCCAAAGCGCGTTTTTCGTGCGCTACCAACAGATACGCAGCCGCAACATTCAACGGTTCGGAACTAGACGCTTCCGCCTGGTTGGCCATGGCTGTGATAGCCGCGTCCAACGTAGCAAAAGACAGCGCCGAAGTCGTATAGTTGCTATGATTCGAGGAATCATACAGCGCGTACCCATCCCAAATTGTGTCATCGTTCACCGCGCCGGTCGAGCCGTCGTTACCAGTAATCAGGTCAAACACAAACTTGGCAAGCGTCCGAGCCGCACTTTGAGCCATCCGAGAAGGCCACACCCGCATGAAGCGAAGGTCATCATTTTTAATCATCTCGCGAGAGACTTTAAAAATGTTACCGTACTTCGCTGGGGTATAGTTCGGATTCGCTTCCGCCGGGGTAGAAAACTCGGTATAAGCCGCATTTTCAGACACCGTTGACAGATTAGCAAACCCACCAACACGTATGATATCTTGACGTTTAAAATTATCGATTCCGCGAACGGAAACGAGCTTGCGCCAAGAAGCCGCGATATCCTGCCGGGCATACTCACGCGACAGCCGTTTGTTCATCGACGTGCCAAGCAACGCCGTAAAATCAGAGGTTGAGGCCGCTTCGGTTACCCGTTGCTGATCTTTAATACCCCGGACTTCCACGTCGCCGGTCATTCGGATATACAATTCCTTAATGCTTTGCGCGCGGGGAATACCTTTGTAGGATTCCTTGACGTTGGCATCAAGCAACACATCCGGGTCGATCAAAATATCCATCGATTTTTGCATACGATCGGACTCATTCAAACCGACTTCAACGGTTGGTACACTCATACCTTTAGCCTTCCCACTTTCAACCAATTGGTCATAAACTTCTTTTTCGATTTTGATAGATTCTTGAATTTCTTTTTCTTCAAAAACCTTACCGGAAAATTGCTTCATGATCTTGGCTTGAATGGCATCCGGAAGTTTGCTTTCCTTCAACGCATCTTCTAAAATGACTTTGCATTCCATTTTTTTGATACGGTCAAGAGCATCCTTGCCAAATTCTTTATCAACAGCCGTTACAGATTCCTTTACCGGTTCAGCTTTTTTTTCGGCCAGTTTGGCAACCATTTCCAGCATCGCTTTAATGTCGGCTTCCTTGGCAACCGCTTCCTGTTTTTGCTCCATCGGCTTTTCAGGTTCGGTCGGTTTAACAGCCTCGGTCAATTTGCCTTTAATCAAGGCCATGATTTCTTCGTCGGTTTTGTTTTTAAGATCATCGGTAATTCCGATTGCGTCGGGATTATCGCGGATCATCGCAATTAATTTAGCGAACATTTCATTTCCTCCTTCGGAAACTTTGATTTCAGATTTTTCGGCAGCCTTTTGTAATACCTCGGCGGCCTTCGCCTTTTGTTCCGGCGTAAGGTCAGTTTGTGGCAATCGCGCCAATGCGTTTCTTAAATGCGGCAAATCAACCGCACCGTCTATGTTTTTATACGGTAACTTTCTCAAACTTCTTGGAGTCGTTTTATTTTCTTGATCTTTTTCTCCACCTGGCAAAATGAGAGCAAAACTAGAATCAGATAAATTATTAATATATTGCGTATCCCACATGGCTTCGGATATTGTAGCAGATGCAACTAACCGCAAAACCTTACCACCGGCAGCGCCTTTCGTAACAACATCAACGGAATTAGCCTCAAGTATTTCGGTAACAATTTTTCCAGTACGCCCACCTGCCATTCCCATAAGAACATTGGCCCGGGCGTCGATGGAAAATTCAAGAAGGTCTTTTTTGTTTTCAGCCCAAGAATTTTTAAATGCTTCGCGTAAATGCGAATTAGTGATATGAAAATTACCAGTTAATCCGGATGATTCGTTTACTGTTTCAAATTTTATGTTGTCTATCCAACCGACTAGATTTTGAGCGTATCCTTGCGGTATCGCCCGGCCAGCCGGTAAATGATCGTTCCAACCATTCGCAAATTCGTATGAAAAAACCTTAACACCTTCAAAGATCGGTATTGATTTCTCAAGGGCTTCACGGGAATAATAAACGTTATTAAGGGACCAGCCTTCGCGTATGATTTGTATACGCCAAGTCTTACCCTCTATACCGGATTCTTGTATAATTGCTAAATCTGATAAGTTGATTAAATCGGAAAAAATCGATTCAAGCACGTTTCATAAAAATCATTGTCATTCGCAGTAGGCGAATATCCCGATACGATTTATTTTAGCTGGCTATATGGCTCGCTATATTTATACTATAGTCAATTTTTACACACTTGTCAAACGTTTTTATTAAGTAATAATTTCCCGTTATTCGTGAATTTTAATATATATTCCGTTCGCCCTTGCCATTTAATTATTAGTGGCAAATCGCCATAATCCAATTCAATTACTTTATTTTTAATAGTCTTTAAAACGTTTTCGTCTTCAAAAAAGATTTCGTTACTCATTATCTCTGGCCTTCTTTAATTCCCCAAGTTTACTTTTATACGCTTCGCCGATATTTATTGTCAAAGACATATCGCATAATGGCATTATATCCACCAAACCACCATCATCATCGACATTAAGATTAATTCGATATTTAAGGTTTTGCGGCAATGCTTCCCGGATGCGCTTATCAACCAGAGCGATAAATTTCGTATCCCATGACGGCCAGTTTAGATTAAAATCGATCGTATCAAATATCCCACTTTTAACGCTTTCGCCAACGATTGATAATATCGGGCGGCGTATAGATACATTGCCTAGTTTTTCAATTATCGTTTTTAAAGTAATTAATTCATCGATCTTTAGATTCTCCGATAAATGATCGAGTTCGCTACAACTAAAATGGCTTACACTCTTAGCATCCATTGCATCCTTAATTTGCCTGTGTAATTCTATCTGCCAATTTTCCGGCCGGGTTCCCGTCGTTATACTTTCAACAATCGTAAATGCATGTATTTTGCTATGCAATTCGTCGAGGTTATCAACTTTGGAAAAGTCCTTGTCCTTTGGTATTGCCTTTCGAATAAATGATTCCTTGACATCCTGCTTTAAAATTGGCTTATCGAATTTAATAAAATCCCTTATTCTAATTGCCTCTTTTACTGATTCGGAACTTACATCAACAGCGGCCGGAGAATTTGGAATCCTAAACCGAACAAAACCATATATCAGATTATCGTCTTCCAAAACCATAAAGTTTTTATTAATACTTTCGACAATATTTAATTCTTTTATTCTGCCATTATAAATGGCTTCAGCATACGGCGCAATAACTTTAATTGACTTGCATTCGATATGCTTAAGGCTTTCCCGCAAAAGACCTATCGATTCCGGCTTCATTGCGTCGGGATTAAAAGTTATATCGCCAACATCAATTATTGATTTTACGGTTTCAACGGCTTCTTGTAATACGTCATCGCCTTTAATATGTGCATCAACTAGCTTTTTAAATTTATTTATCATAACCTTACCCCTTGACTATTACCTTCCCCATTTTACAACCACAATTAATTGTCTCCCCGGGCGGACCGGCCGGGTCATGTGGATACATCAATTTAGCTTTACCAACACTAAAATATTCGTCAATCGGTATCGGGTTGGCTTCATACCGCGCTTCCGCGTCCGCATGTGTCTGCCGCCCGTCTGGTTTATGAGACCATAACCAATTTTTACGTAGACCGCCTATCGTTTGCGCCAATTGCGTTGTACGCTTAAAATCGGTCATACTATCAACCCTAAGCATTTCTGTCCGCGCCTGGCGGTTTGTTTTATATAAAGCAACGTCAAATTTTTGACTTATTTCTTTGGCTACCTCAAACGTTGATTTTCCCCCGGCTACACCCGCTCTTACCGCATAATCAATCCCGGCCTTTGTAGCCGCTGTCTGCCCCTTGACCAACGTATTTACTAGCATGGTTTCTAACTCAACAATACTGCTCGTTTGTAACGGCATATATGGCACATCAACCCCGAGTACTTCAATAGATTTGTCAACGCGTTCCTTTGTAAAATCAACAACACTTTTCAAATCATTTATCATCAACGATTTAATCTTTGTATCCAGCAAATTAATTTCATGGTTAATAGACGAAATCAACTCCGATGAATTTGTATTTTTCCATTGGTGCTCTTTAACGTTACGAATAAAATAATTCACCCTATCCGATGACGACCGGAATAGATTGTCTATAGCGTCTAAGCGTTTATTTATCAGCGCGTCACGCCGCTTCATGTACGCCTGGATCGTTCTGTTATACGCTGGTTGCGCTTCCAGTACTATTAGTGTCGCCATTTAATTCCTTTATTTTCTGCGCTATTCTATCCAAATCAGGATCGTTGTTTTTTTCATCGGCAATTTTTGTGTCTTCACGACCAGGGTCAATTTCAAACCCAAATTCATTAAGCAGGTTTGTAAATACCATGCGCGCCGTCTCTTTGCTTATCCACCCGTTGATAGTTGCCTGTTCAAGGGCGCGGGAAGTTTGCTCAATTACCGCGCTGGTTTTTGACGTATCCTTTTGCGACGGCTCCTGCAATTTAATTTCATAATTTAGATTATTTGATTTTAAATACCCCGCGCTTTGCGCCATTAAAAGTTGAAAATCGATAATTGATTTAAATATATATTTGACGTATTTCTGCGCATTTTTAATGCCCCGGAAAACAGGTTCGGATACTTGCTGCGCCGTGTTAGTATTCTGATCCTCTGTCTCTAAAAACCAATGTAACGGGAATCCACTGGCCATTAGAGATTGTCCTTTAATCGGCCGCATAATATCCCGCACGTCGCGCCCCTTTAAATCAGGAGTCAATGCTTGCCAAACCTCTTTTTCGTTGTGCAAATTAAAGCTACCAGGCTTCGGCGGATTGCGGATAATGTTTGAAAACTTCGCCCTTAAAGCCTCATTATCAGCACCGTTGACAGTAACATCATACACAAACGCATATAGTAACGGTACACGCTCGGCAATCGTCCACATTGTTTTATCATGCATATCCAACCAGTCAGCCTCGGCAAACAGATCGGATATTCCCCGTACCTGGCCAGATACTTTATTAATGGCAAAATAGAATACTTCTCCGCTTATCCCGCCGGTATTATAATCATACCCGATAATTTTATATTTCTTTTCATCGTTTTTAAACGTTATATATTCCAACTGTTCGGTGTTTTGAGTATTACAAAATATCTGATCTATTTGTTTGGGGTCAACGGACGCCACCCTGACAAGGCCAGTCTGTTCACTAACCGTGGTTTTCATGACCATTTCACCAGTCAAATGTAACCCGGTAACTCGTTCGTCCTGCTTCAAATCCCAACAGTTTATCGGGTCATTCCAATGCCTATCAATGACATTTTGCACGTCTTTTTCTTCGGCCTGGAATTGTACCCCGCCGCCAAGGATATAATCGACCATGATCCGTATGATCCGTTTGGCCATGGGGTTTTTTTGATATAAAAAATGAGCAACATCAATCATCCGGTCTTGTTTAGTAGTCGGTAAATCGCGTTCGGATTGCGTAAGCCGACGCCAGCCAATATCCTCTTTCTCGTTACCGGTCGCCTCAATTACTCGCTGTTTACTTTCTCTGACTATATAATCCATAATAATTTCCTCTTAATAAAACTGTTGCATTTCCCGTCTTTATTGCGGTCGCGACAATCTGTCAAAATACGTGTGGTAATTCCGGTAATATAATCATGATGCTTTTCGTTTCCGGCCATACATCCATAATAAACTTGACCGGCTATTTGATTTATTACTTCGATCGCTTCGTCTTTTTTGGTGATGATTTCTTTATTCTTTTTAGGCTTTATTTTATAATAGTTCTTGCATTCGGCGCAATCGTTCATATTAAACTTTCCCTCTCGCTGTAATACATATCATTATCACCGCCGGAATACAACTCCGTGCTAATTGGAGTATTGTCGTTGAGCATAGAAAATGCCCCGGAAAATGTGTCCACTTGGTCGTCATGCTTCTTGCCATCACCATCAAAATTTTCAAGTTCTTTGATGAAATCCATATTCCAATTGCCGCGTACTATTTTTACGTTACCCGCTTCCGATTGCGCGGATACCGGCAAGGCTCTGGTAATCTTATCCTTTGATACTGTAAAGGCGCGAGCATTAAATCCGGTTAGGTAATTTATTAAATCTTGTACCTCTGTTTTACCAGACGCCCCCGGCTCTTGCTCCAATCCGATAGCGACATTGGCACCGTCCGATATGGCAATATTCTTTATTCTCTGTCTTACTTCATGTGGACTGCCCCTGAATCGTTCAACATCTACAACATAATATAAGCCGCTTTGAGTCCGGCTTAATTTAAGGCCAACGGTCCAGTCAGGGTCTTTGTTTCGTTCGGTTACCTTGGTAGCGGCCCTATCCCAATACCGGACGGTATTAATACTTTCTTTCGGCATGACTTCGACTGTTTCAAACCACGATTGCTTAAAATAATCACCGGCGGTCGGACGTATTTTCCAGTTGCCTTTTAACAAGCGTTCGCGATTGACGCGTGTTTGCGCTTCTAAGTTAGCGCGGTATTTAGGGTTATTTTTAAGCAATATTTTATTGTCTTCCAGGCTGGAATTGATAAAGGAAAAGCTGAAAATCATTTCGGCATTATTGGTTATTCCAGTGGCCAGTATTTCTTCCTTGGAATTCCCCCATGTTATATCGTCTCCGCTCTTGTAAAAATACCGTATTACTCCGCTACGTTCTGGTATATAATATCCGGTCTCTTGATCGATATACCATGCAATCATCTTAGCAACAAAACTATCCGGGTCGGGATTGGTAGTCCCCCGGAAGTATGGTTTTA